GAAACCTCAACCTCAGGAGTAGCTTCAACAGTCTCTTCAACTAAATTTCCGTTCTCATCTACAACAAGCTGAGTAGATGTAGATGGTGAAGCGATAGCCTCCTCTGTTGTGTCTAAAGAGGCCATCTTCTCGTCTAATATAGCTCCTGTCTCCTCATCGTTATCTACAAAAATAGATGCCCTTAAAAGCCTTCTATTGCTCATCTTATCTAACTTGGCAAGAAACCCTTCCTGTGTATACTGCTTTCCGTTAATCATATACTTACTCAGCCCCTCACGTAGGTCATTCTTATTTCTCTGTGTGTTGGTAGGACTTGGCACTCCCTGTCCCTCTAAGACTGTTTGTTGTTCTAGGGGTCTTAAAGATTTTGTTGATACGATATCATTAATCTCAGCGTTAATGTCTTTTATTTTTTTACTAAATACTTGCCTTCTATTTGTTGTAGACTCTAACGCATTTCTTGCGGCTAGTAACACAGTTAGCCTAGCCTCTATCGAAGGGTCTACCACCTGATTCTTAGATGTGTCAACAACCTTAGTGTCACCAACACTCATCAGGTCACGAGCCTCTCTTCTTAGTCCTATGTTTTCTTGTATCCTTTGGTTCTGCTCTTTACTTATATGGCCTAGCTTCTTCATTTTGTTTGACCAATTAGTAATCCTTTTATCGCTGACATCTAATAGAGCTATATAGTTCAAGTCAGTAAGATTGTTTGCAAGTTCAAAATCAATCTTTGCCTTACTGTCGATATACGTATTTATCAACATATTAGGGGCTTTACTACCAAGTGCCCCAATCATTTCAGCCGCAATCTCTTTACCGTCAATTCCTTGACCTGCTGACATCTGTGCTGCTAATTCTCCTAGCCCTTCCATAGCAGGGTCAAAAACAAGACGTTCAGATAGTCCATAAGCCATTCTTCTACCCACGGTTGCAAAAGCTCCCGGCTTAAACATTCTACCTGCCATACCTGTTGAAATAAAATCCATAAAAGCGATAGGTATACCACGCTTAAGTCCTATCTCAAATCCTTCGTCCCACACTTCTTGTTTCTGCAAGGCTTTTGCCATTGACTGCTCGTCCATAGGTTCGTACCCTTGGTTTCTAACCGCATCCATAACCGCAGTTGTATACTCCATAGCTAATGACGTTGCCGCCATACCCGCTCTTGTACCATAACTAAAACCTGACAATGCTCCTGCTGTTGTAGTTACTATACCACCCGGCCCTGTAACTAAACCTGTTGCTCCAACACCTGCACCTATTGCTATACCTGATGCCGCTCCTGCTCCCATTAGTTTCCATCCGTACGGAAGCATCATAGTTAGAGAGTTCATAGCCATACTTGCCATTAATTCTGCAGGGTCATTTTTAAAAGCGTTCCAAGACTCCTGAAATCCTCTAGCCTGATGCCATCTGTACTCAGCACGACCCTGTAAGCCTGTTTCACCTTTTTTTAGGTATTCAACTATTAGTCTAGCTGAATCTTTAACCTCACCACCGTCCTGAAGGTTTCTTATTCCAAGAGCGTTCTCTAGAATTACATTACCAATGTGACCTGTTGCAAAGCCTTTCTCATATGCGTTTACAACAGAAGCATAGTTAGAAACAAAGTCATCTCTAATTCCTTTATCTAACTTAGAATCAAACCAAGTTTCAGAAGTATTATATTTATTTACTGCTAACTCTGCATATCTCTCTACCTCACTTAGCTGAGTTATTAGCTCGTCATATATTTCTATTTGTTGTTGGGTTTTAGGTACGAAGTCGACTAACTCATCGGCACTTATCCCAAGGTTTTTTATAGCAGCATCGTTAAGAATAGAAGCCGCTTCCTTTGTTGCCTTATATTGAGTGGCTGCTTCTTGTGATATCTTACTAATTTTTTTTTGTATGTAAACATCAAAGTCTTCTTGTAACTCCTGAAGGTCAGTATCTTGAACAACGTCTCTTAGGTTGTTGGCTTCGTCTGTTAGTTCTTGCTTTATCTTACCTGCATCTGACCTTCTAACACCATTCACGTAGAAGTGTTCGTAAGTCTCTTTCTCTTTTTCGTTTAGATATTTTTGTTTATACGGAGATTCTGATAAGAAAAACAACTCCTCTCTAACTTCCTGAAGCCTGTCATATGCTTTTTTATATGAGTCATAGTCTTGGCCGTTCTCTCTAAAGAAATTGTATCTCTCAGCGTCTAATGTGTCAACCTCTTTCCAAGAGCCCTCAGCAAATTCTTGAGCATCCTCTTCGTTTTCAAAAGTTATAACCTCACCTCTTTTTTTAGCTTCATTAAAAGCGTCCATACCTGACTTCTCTTCCCACCAATATTCAGAACTACCATAATCAGTAGTCCCATCATTGTCACGAGGGAATAGTGTAGGGTACACAACAAACTTTCCATCTACCTCACCTGATGCTAATAATACGGTTGACTCTGTTCCGTCTTTATTTATACGTGCATCTGTACGCATACTCCGAACCTTTATTGCACGATTCATTTCAGTCATCTCTGTGTCGGCTATTGCCTCTTCAGGTGTCTTTGCGTTGTTACTAAGAAATAATTTTAATTTTTCAGCTTCTGATTCGTCAGAGAAAAAAGTGTCAAGGTCAACCTCTAATGGCTCTTCATTATATGGGGAGTATACCATCATAGCGTCACCTACTCCTGACTTTGTAAATATAAAACCATACTTCGCATACAAACTAGTGAAGTAAGGAATAGCATTATCCTCGTCTTGGTTTATAGCGTTAGCATTTGTTTGCTCTAAGGCTAACTTAAACTCTTCGTTATTAGCAAATACATTACTGCTCTCTACAGTCTGACGATATTCCTCTTGTTCTTTTTGTTCCTGCTCTTCTTGTATTCTTACATCAAGCTCAGCTTGGTTATCAATAGCATCTTGAGCAACTTGCTCTCTTGTGCTAATACCTCTAGCAGCTTTTTCACTTTCTATTTTATCAAACTCTGCTTCTACAACTCTCTGATTATCACTAGCAAGTGCTCTGAAATTAGGGGAGTATGGCTCAGGTTCTACCTCAAATTCAGGTTCAACAATCTCAGGTACAATGTTAGTATCTGATTGCTCCAATCCACCACCTTCCGATGCTGAAGCCAAAGTAATATCGTTTGGGTTTTTTTTTTCAACAACAGGTACATACATACCCTTAAACTCTTCAAATGTTTTATCGAAAAGACCATCTCTAGTTACAACGTCAAAAACTTTTGTTTGATATTCTTCGTCTTGAAACTGAACTTGAAACTCTTCAAATGACTTGTCATAATATCCATCTCTAGTTATAACGTCAAATAGTTTTTTAATTTTATCCATAATTGATTTTCTAATCGTTTAATTCTAATGAAGAAGTACTATTTGTTTGGTTTAATATTTGTAACTTTCCGTCCGTTATGTCAAATATATCTTCCCGACTTTGAGTTTTTCTAGACATATTTAAAATTTTATTATACAATAATTCAGCTTTGTTTGCATCTAGATTTTCCAAGTCAATTTCCATAACAATTTTATCATCCTCATTTAGTATTTGCCCCTTTTGATTCATTGAATAATTTTCCAAGCCCGGCTGTTGCCTTATCATCTCGTTAATATTCGCACTTTTTTTACCTTGCACTACAAATTTATCAGGAGTGTATCCATACTTTTTGTTGGACTCTTTCCGTAACCTGTTATAAGCCTGAATATTAGTCTCAAATTCAGGTTCATCTTGTATATTATCTCCTATAGTATTTGAGGAAGGAGTACCATCTACCAATTTAAGTTCAATTAAAGCATCATCGAAATTTTCAAATTGTTCCGTAACCCCTAAAAACCTGTTTGAATATGATTTAAGGAATTGAGTTTGGCTCATTTTACTCAGGTTTTCAATATTATAAGAAGGAGTTTCATCTATATAATTAATTATAATTCCGTCAGCAGTACGTGTTATATTTTTTATATTCGTTCCCGGCCTTGTTGATAATACGTTTATTGCCGTATTTAACTGTTCCTCATCACCGTTCCAAATATAGTTTATATTTTTTAATACATTAACCTCACTATTAAATTTATTATCTTCTTCTTTTTTGATTTTATCAGAAGCTGTCCTGTCTTTCCAATCGTTTACAGAAGCCACCTCTTTAGTTATGTTTGTTTTATTCCTAATGTCATTACGCATATAAGCCTTTACAGCTTCTTTTTGGTCTTCTGAAAAATTCATAACATATTTATCTCCCTGTCTTTCCACATAAATCAGTTCCGGGTTTTTTTTATAATCCGGTTTGTCAAATGTAAAGGTATAATTCTTACCTTTTCCTGTCGTGACAACATTTTCTGTGAGTATAGATGAGATATTATATTGGTTACCAAACACGGAATTTATAGCAGCATTTTCTGCTTCAAGATAATAATTAATTGATTCTCTATCAGCCTCGCTAATACCTAAATCTTTAGCAATTTCAGCATCTAGTTTTTTTGTGAATGGGTTTAAAGACTTAATAAGCTGTCCTGCTTTTTCTCGTGTGCCTACTATTTTTTCAATTTGCGTCCAAGCTCCTGTCTCAGAAATAAACTTAGATGTCACAGCACCCACATCAAACTCATCATACTCACCAAGTATCTGACCCTGCAATGAGCTTACAGCTACAAACTGATTAGGGTCTTTGGTTAGCTCTCTTAAACCTCCCTTAGAATATCTCATCATAGCTGCAGTAACCTTTCCTGTCTCAGGATTAATGGCAAGCTCGCTGTTATTAAAGTTTGCATATCCTTCCGCATTCTCCATTAAAAATGTCTCAAAACTCTGAGATGATGTAGCTATATCTTGTGATTTCATACGCTCCATCTTTTTTGCGTATACCTCTTGGTAGTGTTCCATTAATGAGAAAGCTTGGTTTGTTCCGTCAACTAGGTTCTGACGCATTAATGTGTAGTCGTTTGGATTAAGCATACCGCTTTTTAAAAGTTGGTCTTGCATCATCATTTGTTTCTGAGCTTTGTCGCCAAACTTTAATCCCCACTCTCTTATAGAGGTGCTCTCGCCTTGTGGCTGATTGTTCAGTTGGTTTTGGTATACACGACTTGCCTCATCAAAAGCTGCTTTTTTTTGATTTCTAAAATCCACCTCATCCTGAATAACCGCTGTAAGGTTACTTGCCGCTTCTGTCCAATTTATCTGTACCTGTGGGTCACGAGGTTTGTATTTATAGTAACTCATAGTGTTAGTTAAAAGGGTTCATATAATCTATTGCCTGACCTGCTCTTGTTTCAATTCCTAATGCCTTTCTAAAATCTCGTGCCCACTTGGGGTCTTGTTTTGACATAAAAACATTAAACTGTTGTGTGGTTGGGTTGTCTATTATTTCAGTAATATCTACACCATCATATATATTAGTAGCGGGTAAAAAATCAGAAGTTGGCTCGTCATACAAAACTTCAGCGGTTGGAGCAACATAACCTGCCTTGCCTTTAACACCTAAACCTGATGTTGCTGCAGTCTTAATATCACCTTTATTAAATCCTTCCTTATTAGTTTTATTATCTAGTTTTAATCCACTAATACTTTTATTTACGTTAGCTTGTCCGCCACCCTGTCTGTTAATTATTGCTGCCTGTCTAGCTCCTCCACTTTTAGCGTACAACGGAGCTGCTGAGGCTATTGCTCCTACTGTGTTTACAGCACCTTGAATCCCTTGGTTTGTCATCATAGCCGCCTCTTCTGCTGATGCCGCTGCTGCCTCTTGTGCTCCTGCAACCTCACCTAAGTCTAACTGAATACCTATATCTCTAAGCCTTGAATCCTCTTCAGCTTGTGCAGCCTCAAGGTCAAAAAGTCTATCGCTCTGTACGTCACGAACCTGACCCTGTGCCTCGTTCTGTGCGGCTAGAAGTCTACCTGCAACAGCACCTCCACCTCTTTCGCTTTCAATACCTGCCTCAAGAGCCTGTGCCCCTGCTGATAATAAAGCCTCACGCTGTCTTTCAAACGGCTCTTTGTTAACAGATAAGACATCCATATAATTTGTCTCTAGCTTCTTACGGGCTTCTGACATTTTATTTTTAACTTCGTTCTCTGCATCCTGTTGAGCTTTTTTAGCTTTGTTTGCTGAACTAAAAGACATTGCTGTCCCTGCTGCTGCTGCTGTTATTGATGCTACCGCTAATATTGATGTTAATGCTGCTGCCATAACTACTGTATTATTTTGTGTTTGTTAATTAGGTGTTCAGGAAGTTCTCTGAAATTCTCTGTGTACAACTCTTTTTCTGCCTCTTCAACTGTTTCTGAATCTGTCCTGTATACACACGCCCATACACAGTCCTCGTGCATATAAGCTATTCTCTGTGTGCCCATTTCAGTCTGTAAAACCATTGGTGCTTTTATTCTTTTTACCTCTGCTTTATCTGTAATAATAGACATCTCTCCACTCATAAAAAATGATGGATGATTTGTCTTGTGTATAAAACTTATAACCACCATACCCTTTGGCATAAATATTTCCCTTGTGTATACACCATCTTTTATATGATGCTTTAGAGGCATTGACTCATCCATCTCAGGTGTGTGATGCTCTAGTGCTCCCGGAATTTCTTGTATTTGTTTTCTAAAATTAGCAATTCTTTCCCATAACATACCTGTATGTGAGCTTACATCTTCAAGTATTTTTATACCTTGGTCTTCTTCTAGCATATAGCAAAGGTACAAATTTTAAGGATAACTTTTCATTACTTCGCTTTCTACTGCAAATAAATTTATTTTTTCTGTGGATGTGTTTACAATATCAAAAACACAGTAGTGACCTAAGACTCCGTGAGACTCTGCAATTGAGTTCTTAATATAAAAAAAGAAAAGCTCTTGTCCTGAAATAGTAGTACTTCCTGTAATTGTAGTATCTATTACAACCTGATTAACACCTTGCTTTAAGTTTACATTTATCTCTTCTATCTGTCCTGCAAGTAATGGTGTGTTGCTTAGACTATTAATATAGTACATCATATCACCAACTGACATCATAGTGTCTAGCTCGATATCTATAGAGAAATTAATAATGTCTGCTGTACCTGTAATGGTTTCGCTACTTCCAATACCATTTAAAGAACGCAACGCATACTCGCTAGACTGTGCAGGAACAGTACCTGAGTTTCTTACAAAGGCATAGAATGATGCCTCCTTTTCGTCAAACCAACCTGCCTCAATAAATCCTGAGTCTTGTATATCAGTCTTCAACGTAACACCCCAAGCTGAATCTCCCTCTATGTTAATGGTTTTAAATAGTTTATTTTCAAGAGGCCCGTCATTAAACACAGACTGTACCGTACTTGTATACTGAACTCCGTAGAAATTGTTTCGAACCTCGTTGGTATTATGACGGTAAAGATTACCCCCGTTAAACGTATAGAAGTAATTATTCATACCAATCATCCAATCAGGAAAGTAAGAATAAAACGAAGGCCACCCTTTAGCTCCTTCGTCATAAGTCAATGTATTGTTTGTATTTGTTGGTAAAGACATATTTTTATTTTTTTATGATGGACAAGATGGGCATACTTCTTCGTTAAGTAAAACACAATTAATCTGTCGTCTAACAGTAACACCATCAGAGTAATAACCATCTGACTCGCAAATAGTTAAATCCGCATCAGCGTATATTGCTGTTGAATTTGATAATGTTGTTCCGTCTAAATAATATATTGCCATAGTTTATTTTATTTTAAAATTCACAATCTCCGTCAACAGACAGGTTATTGCTCCCGGGGTCTACTGAGCCTGTTAAAGCACAGAATGTGTCTGAATCATATCCGCTTGAGCCTCCTATACCTTCAGTCCTAAATACTCCGTTGCAATCTGTATAAGAGTACTGTTGTGCTGAGCTTGCGTATGTAGACACAGTATATTGTAAGCAATTAACAGTAGAATCAAAATTACAATTTGAAACATCACCACAGGTTTGAGTTTCATTAGAGTATAAGGTTGCGTTTGCGGTAACACCAAAGTTAATAATACGACCACAGTAAACAAATGTCCCTGCACCTGCTCCTACTCCTTGAACATACTGAACAACTGAGTTAATTCCTATTCCGTTTTGGTATGTATCTTCAATAGTAAATTGTGCTCCTGACTCACAGTCTTCAAGTAAAAATATAGAACCACTTGCAGGGCAATTACAACAAGCTCCATTAGTACTACCGCTGTCGTAACATAAATCTATTGGTGTACTATCCCTATAATCCCAAATAAGATATAAATACTGACCTGTAGTTGGCATATTAAAACTAGCAGTATACGCAGTATTTCCTCCTGTAGGAATAGTTATTGGTGTCGGTACTGTGCTTGCTAAAAGTAATGACTTTATCTGCGTGGTTGTATTAGCGTATAATATATTAGTTCTTATGTATCTAAAGTTATCTGAGTTAATATTAAAATCATACGTATCAGTACTTCTCTTATTTGAACCTATTGTTATTGTTGCATTATTTGATGGAATAATGCCACCGCCTTGAGGCCCTTCAATTGTTTCATACAAAGAAACTATAGGACTTGGCCCTGATAAAAAAGTAACGCTAGATGAATGTAATGGAGACTGAAATGTTGAGTCTGTCCATCGGTATTCGTTGTGTATTGTCTTACCTCCGTCAGCATCATTATTAATGCTTACTAAAACAATAGTAATGGTTTCTCCTACAGGACAATCTACAGTTAGACTTACATCTATATTATTTGTTGGTATTATACTAATTAAAACCTCGTCTACTAATACCTCATCTTTTGTGAATGTTAATACCCCACTTGTACTAACACTACCTGTAGTAGTAACAACCCCATTATAAAGAGCTATAACCTCAAACGTTCCTGTCACAGGAAGCTCTACGGTGTAGTTAACATCAACCGTTCCAACCAATTCTCCTACATTATAACAGTACTGATATCCAACATCTTTAATTACAAACGACTCTGTTATGCCACAGTTCTTGCATAAGTCAACTGTAGGTTTTTTAATTCTATTAGACGACAATACAAACTCGTTCATATATGGGTCAAACGCACCTAGTTTCTGCGTTGTAAAAGTTTCATTAAACAAGTCCCTAAACCAAGTACGCATACCACTTGATGATATTACCTGTAGCTGCTCGTTCTGAGCACTTGAGCCTCTTAAGTTTACAACAACACCTCTCTTGGCATCCGTAAAATATTTATCTGCACCCCACTCAGTAAAACTTTCAGCATTGTTTGATATCCCAAACTCCTCTATCCTTGCAATCTGAGTTCCTAAAACTTCAGGTACTGATGTTAAAGCATTTCCTCCTGCTGCATCAGACAATAAATTCTTACCTGCTAGTACATAAGATATCTTATCTTCTTGTAGCGATAATACATCAGTCTCTCTTGCAAATAATTTTCTAATAGGGCCAAACGATGTCTCTAATTTTTTAAAGTTAAGTAGTCCACTATTAAATTCATTTAGTTTATTTATGTTTGACTCAGGGTTAAAAACTCCACTATAAGTAATGTCGGAAAACCTTCTTTCCTCTCCATATACTTTAGAGTCTGTTGTTGTAGCTCTGTTTCCTAGCACAAGTTCTTTGCCAACTATAGAGTCTTGAATCTTAAAACTTTCCGCACCATTACCAAACGCATAACAATTAAAAAAATCTGTCCTAATAATAGCAGGTAAGTTTGTAGAAATTTTTTGGTTTTGAAAATTACCTTGGTGTTCACCCAATGAATTGATAGGATAAGACTCAGAAGACTCGTACCATAAATCAGGTGACGCATCTTGAGGGTCTGACTCAAAAATAATTGTACTGTCAGCAAGAGTTATAGATATCTCTACTTGTAAATTAGTTCGTCTTTTTTTTGATTTGTAACCTTTACTTCCATCAACTCTTAAAACAGGTCTACTATTCAAAGTCTGAAAATAAATGTTAATCAAAGCATCCTTACACTCTATTAGTGTTCCGGGTATTGTTATATATTCAAACTCAAAGTCATTAGGTTCTTTATTTGTTGCTTGTTCTCTTAAAGAATCTGAAATGTTATCACTATTAAACCAATTTTGAAAAGTAGAGTAAGTATCATTTGAAGTAAAATTAGCATCAACCTCCCAACTCCTATTCTGAACTTGAGATAAACTTGATGAGTTACCAATCCTTAGATTATTAATTTTTATATTTATCTTTGAGCCTGCAGGTATAACTATATCTTCGTATGTTACAACTCCCGCATTATCTACAACTTTTCTATCTACAGGGTAGTTAACAGTAGGGCATTCTCCTGCTCCTGAATCTGTTTTAGCAGATAATTCTCCGGGTGCTATTACTGAGCCGGGCTTTAATTCTGTAGAAAAATTATTTGCTTGAAGTTTCATATAAACACCTGCGGGAACAGATAATTCGTTACCCTCACTATCTTGTGGTGGGGGGTCTAAAAAATCTTGTGTCTGTGCCTTTTTTTCTAATACTGTAGTCCAAGTACAATTATTTCTAGCACCCTGTGTATCTGTTTTTACAATTAACTCATCTCCTAATTCTATTTTTGTTGAGTTCTGACCTTCAATCAAAAAGTAATCCCCTCCCGAAGTTGGGTCTCTAAAAAAGAAATTAGAGTAAATAACATTATAACCTTGTTTGTCAGGTTTAATAACAAACTTGTAACGTGTTGCCCAATAAGGTGCTATCTGAGAAGTTGGTATATTTACTTGTATATTATTTTGAGTTACTGAGGCAGAGCAAGGTATTTGTACTGTGTTTTGTTCGCTAACCAATGCAGTAGTCATACGGTTAAACTCATCCATATATACTATGCCAATCTCATAACCCCTGTTGCTATGTAAACTTTTTGGGTTTCCAACCTCTTGAAAAGAAACTAAAGCTAAGTCTATACCATAGTATTCATAAAATCTTTTAGTTATTGCATTCCCTGTTGGGTCGTCCACATATTCCATTGCAGGAATTTGAAAACTTAATACATTAGAGCCTATTGCAGAAATAATTCGTATAGGTTCATTTGCTGAGTTAATACCACTACTGTACTTAAATGCAGAGCCACCTGAAACTGTTACTTCATTTGAAACTGAACAATTAAAAAAATCTGTAAAGGTGCTTCCATCACAAGAAGCAGCTACAGTCTGTATAGTAGACGCTTCACCTATTCTTTCTACAAAATCCGGGAAAATAGAAAGCTCATAAATATTATTAAAATCACTCGTTAGTGTATAACTAAACTCTATATCTGTAGCCGCTAATGTATCAGTAGGGCTTGGAGAATCTCCACCCCAACTAGAATTAGAAAACCTTAGTGATATATTGATAACTGAACCTATTTTAAGTTCTATTCCTTGAAAATTTATTTGAAGTATAGAATTGTTAACACTTGTATTAGGTGTTGAAAAATTATATACACCTGTACCTAAAGCATAAGCAAGTTCACTTCTACCAATATCTTTAGAATCAAAGGTTGTAACATACTCCAACTTAGTAGTATTTCCATTTAAGTCTTTTAAATTATATCCCTCTAAATAGTTTCCGTACATAAGCCTGTTTCCCATAAGAGTCTGAGAGTCAGCTAGTCTAGGTACGTTGTCAAAAAGCCTTAATATTTCTGAAGATGGGAGTACTGTAAATATTTTGCTGTTATCAAAAATAAATTTTTCATCGGTATTGTCAGATATTCCTTTCTCTTTCTTGTTTATTTTTTCTATAATTTTAATTACAGAAGAGTTCATATCCTTAAATAAAAGGTCAATAGATTTTACAAGTGGCCCTCCTGTATTATAAGTTACATTAACTGCGTTCCTAGTGTTCAACATACCTTCGTTTAATGCAGTTGAGGTGTCGTAATTAAATACCCCCGGTATAAATGAAGGTTCACTAAACTGAGATGTTGCAGAGTATTCTCCATCCTCATACCTATACCTATATGCAAAACAAATAAACCTGTCCTCTAAAAAATTACTTGTAGTACTACTTACAACAGGCTCAATAGTAGGAGATGTTGTGGGAGGTTTTTTAATAACAAGCAATGACTCTAAAGAAAAAGTATCAACACCTGATTCAGGATTGGTATAATTTTTTGTTACATTTATTTGTTTTGGGTCTGTATAGTTGTCTGTAAAATATAATAATTCTTCTATTTTATTTACCCCTGTTATAAGGTATTTTGAATTAAAATTTAATGTCGTGTTTCCATCACCCAACCCATTATTTACAGAAATAATGTGATACACAGTACTATTTGTTTTAGTGTCAAAAGAAACTATTAAATCAATTTTACCTGTAGATGAAGAAGTAAAGTTACTGTCGTGTATAAACCAATACAAGGTTTCATTTGCACCATCCTCATAAGCACCAATACATCTAGCTGATGAGCTTAAAGGATTTCCTTCAAAAGAAATACTTGTTAAAAGCTCATTACCTTTTGTGTTTTCTATAACACCAACCTCTGAACCTTCAGTAGAACCCATACGAACATTCAACGCATCAACATATTGTCCGTTAGGAATAATTCGCTCATCTAGCGACTTGTTCATTATACCCTTAATAAAATTTCTAGATGTGTTTGCCATATTACTTAATCCACTTATCCTGACCTCTCAGGTTCATTAATAATCTACCCGGATGTATATCACTAATTCTTATTTTTGCGTTCCTTAGAAGTGCTCCCTTGCGTTTTCTAGCTCTTGTTATAATATACTCCTGAACATTAAGCTTAGAGTTTAGTATTGAGAACTCAATAAATGCGTAAACATATTCCTCAAATAGCTTGTTAACATTAACCCTAGAGTCATCCCCACCTTCCATTCCATCTGAAACGTACTCAAGGACAGCTACTTGATTAGCCATACTTGAACTAAAGTTTATTACACCTGCCGCTTTATCAATATTAAATGTTGGGTTTGCATTTGCAGTTTCTGTATTTAATCCAAAATCTGCTCCGATACCAAACTCAAAATACCAATTCCCATCACAGTTATATCCCGGAAGTCCATTGAATTGTCCATTGTTTTGGTCTAGGTATATACTCTGACCCATACCTACAATTCTATCGTAATCAAGATTAGAAAACTCAGGTCTTAGTATATTACCTTCTATGTCAAATAAAATCTTTCCTGTATTATCTTGAAGATATGCAGCAGAAGACTGTGTTTGAATGTTTTGACTTAAAGGAAATAATACTCCGTTTCTATACTGAGATATCCTAACCCAATTAACATAATCCTGAGGAAGTACAAACCTAAGTTGATTGTCTACGTTTAGTTCTAATATTTTTATTTCTTTAAAGGCATCATAGTTTAACTCTTGAATTGCACGTTTTGCGTGAAACAATACTCTATATCTCTCTTCGTTATTAACTAGGTTATGATTCCCTGAGTACATCAACATAAAATTGTTAACTATATCGTATAAAGATATATACTGATACGAACCCCAATTGTTATCTATTGGTGCTACTCCTCCATTTTCGTAATACTGATACTCTGATATATATGCCATTATGATTCTTCTTGATTATCTTGTTGTTCTTCTGATTGTCCAAACGTATATACATCTCCCTCTCTAATAGAGATTCCTGCGTACTGAAGTATCTTTAAAACTAAATTAACCTCATCGTCTAATGGTATCTCAAAGTCTTGATAGTCAGCAGCTGATGCATTAAATGCCGGCTCACCATTTAGTAAGTCTATGTAAGTCCATTTTGGAGTTTTAGGATATCTTATATACTGCGATTTAATCTGCCCAACTGCTTTTATAGTATTAGGATATACTGTTAAGTTTACATCTTCTGTTGTATATGCAGGGAATGTTGTTGTTGGTGCGGTATATATAGAGTTAGAAAGCATAGTAATCTTACTATGAGAAACCTGTTCTGCTTCTTCTAGCTTGCTCCCTTTTTTAAAGATAGAATACTTCAACCCGGTTGCATTAAAAGTACCTGCTCCACCTGTCGTTGAAATCGTTGTTGCGTTATCTACCAAGGTGACTACAACATACTTAATACCATTGTTATCTACCGCTACTATATCACCTACGTTTATGTCTACCGTAAAATTGGCTTGACTGTCAATTAATTTATCAGCACCTCCACTAGTTGCTGTTGTAGTTCCCTCATCTAAAAGACCTTGGTATACTAAAACTTTATTTATTAAATAGTAATCACTCCCTGTTGTAGTTATGGAGGGTGCAAAATATATACTTTCAAAGTTTTGATTTAATCCTTCTGTAACTGAAAACAAATCAATAGCCTCCTCTATACTTTTTGTAATATCAGCGTATCCATCTCCTGACTGACGAGCATTTTCTTTGTTTATTTGATAGTTGTATTCGTAAAAGTAATTCTCGAATATATCTAACTGAGCCTGTTTTGCAAACAAATTGAAATCTGACGGAGATAAATATCCGTAATTATTTTTATTTAACACAGACAATACTGTGTTTCTTACTGCGTTTATCATCGTAAACTTTTTTACAAAGATAAGGAAAAAAAAAGAGGTCACATTTTGTGACCTCCTATTCTATCTTATAATATTTATTACTAAGACTCTAAAATACTTTCAAGTAATTTTAATGAATCTAATCCTTCGTCACTTGCTAAATAAGAAGCAACAATAAACATTGCATCCTCTCCATAAGGAACTACTAACATTCTAGTTTTATTACTTGAAGTATTGAACCACACCTCTTTTCTATTTTTTCTAAAAGTAAGTAATTTTTTGTCAAAGAATAATGCAACATTACCTTGTAGTTTTAACATAGGGTCTCCAAGAATATTTATAAACTCTTGGGGTTCTCTCTTTGCAAAAATTAAAATATCACGTTTTAGTTCTGAAGTTGAAACTTTAGAGGAGTCTATTCCAAATAACACTCGGCTAACGTTCTCTATCATTTCTGTAGAAAGTTGTCTTGCTTCAATTAAAGCATCGACCTCTAGGTTTAGTATCTCAACAATAGCTGCCGCATCTTTAGCTTCATTTACTTCAATAAATTTTTTACCGTTTAATGGATGGTAGTGTAAAAACTCTTGTAATACCTGATTGTTTTTTGGTACGTTTAAAAACCCATCTTCAAAAATAACAGGCTCTAATATAGCATTTCCATCCTGCTCATCCTCAAAAGGAGAAGCCTGATTACGTGCATACCTAAGAGCACGGTTTGTACCTGTCACATCATCAAAGTGTAATAATGGAAACCTTCTTGAGTTTCTAGTTGGCAGCATAAAAGAAAGAGGAACTGCATCTCTTGTTAATTTATAAGTTTTGTCTACGAATTGTTTTTTGCTTTTTTTCATTTGATATAATTTAAAGTTTATAATAAAAAGGATGGTGTCCTTGAAGACACCATCCTATATTTAATCTACTTAATCTTGGAAGATAAAGAAGTTATTTGCACCTAAAGTACATACTGCTCTTTCAGACAAGAAGTTTACCTCCATTGCATCAAGGTCAGAGTTTTGTGCTCCACCTGCTGAACCTGTAATCCAAGTCTTGTAACGTCTGTCTTCAGTTTCTGAAGCTCTGTAACGAACGTGTAAGAAAGGACGCTTTGCATTCTTTCCTAAGATTTGGTCATAAACAGAAGTAGAACCTGCAGGAACTAATAATCCGCTTACTTTACCTGAACCTGCACCTGTTGCAAGACCACCACGCATTGTTGGGTCATTCAAGTATTTCCAATCAGACTTGTAGAAATCGTAACCTCTACGGAATCCTGAGAATCCTAAGTTCAATGCCATTTCAGTATCGTTGTCAAACAAACCGAAAGACGCTGAGTTAGAAGAACCACCTGAAACATAACCGTTAAGTTGAGCTAACATATCATCAATGTCAAAAGAGAAATCTCTGTCAACGAATAATACGTTCTCTTCAATAGCACCCTGCTTATCTAAACGACTAACAATAGTATCAAACTCTGCTAATGTAGTTGGGTTTCCTCCACCCCATACGTTACCTCTGTTGGCAACAACGTGGAATATACCTTCTGAACCTTTGTTACCTACATCACCTGTAGCTGCAATTGCACCTGAACCTACTTCAGCAGGAACAGCTTCAATCATTGCAGTCTCTAAGTAATCATCAAAACGTAAACGAGTTTCGTGCTCAGACTTCAAATACCATAAGTATCCTGAAGCTCCATTCTCAGTAGTAACCTCAATCCATCCAATTTGAGCCATATCAGAACCTGATACAGAGTACTTATCTTTTATGATAATTGGAGAGTTTTCAAAGATTACGTCTTCAGCCTCTAAAGACCCTTGCATTCCGTTTGTTCCTTTCTTGAACTCTGAACCATAAATAAATACAGTACAAACCTCTGCAGCTCCAAACGCTTGTCCTCCTGCTTCGTAATAAGCTACATCAAAAGTATCTGCCGCTGTATTAACTGCAGTTACAATTGCTTTGTTAGAACCGCCACCTGCGTTTCCAATAACCATTACAGTCTGTCCAACACGTACCGCAATTTGCGATGCCTGTCCTGCTGCTTGGTTTGCCGGTACTAAAGTGTCATTTACTCCAATAGTAGCAGTATCATCTGCTGCTGCTCCTGTAGATAAACAGTTTACATACTTCGTGTGTAATCTTCCTTGTTCTGCCCATTTAATAAGGTCAGAGTTAGAAGGCATCTCAGCACCTACCATACGTAGGAAAGATGAGATTGTTCTGTTACCATAACGTTCAAATTCTTTTTCATAAGTATCAGGAAGATACTGATTTAAGAAATCAAAGTTGGTAATATAATTTGTGGATAACGGTACTTGCGATGCACTTGGCTGCAAATCGAATCCGGGCGTTGCATTTACTTGTCCTGCCATTTTTTCTAATTTTTAATATTAATTATTTCTCTTGTTACTCCTTATCTTTAAGCCACGTCCGGAGTCAGGATTGACGGCTCTAATTTGCGTTCCCCCTTGTGATGAGAATTCAGGTGTATTTCTTGAAGACATATTCACGTTCTTAGTCTGCTTCATTACATCATCCTTCCCCTCAGCTTTACCTTGCTCATAAAAGAACTTAGCAAACTTGTCAGGGTTCATTGCCACGGCTAATGACTTGTGGTATCCAACCGAATCGTTAAGCATACCATCCTCATCTAAGTATTTATTTACAAAATTTTGAGGTGATTGATGTTTATTTAACAACTCACTTGTTTCCCCCGGCTTGAAATTAACTTTTTTGTCTCCATCAACAGTAAACTCAAAACCTTTGAACTCACCTCCGAAAACTTCTGAAGTCTTTTGCTTATACCAATCGGCTTTACGCAATATTTCTTCTTCCTTAGTCTTAGCCTCACTAACATACTGCTTATAATCCTTTAACTCTTCTTGTTCGTTCGAAGAAAGGGATAACCCACTTGACTCAAGGGATGTTCCATATTTTTCTTTTTCAGCTTCAAAATAATCTTTGGCCTTAGCAATAGTTTTCTTTTTTAAAAGTTTAACCTTTCTAACATCAGACTCCTCGTCAAGGTCTTCATCGTAGAAGTAATCTTCCATCATTGAATCAATATCCTCTGCGTCTAGTCCTTTTTCTGTAGCGGTTAAATACTCTCTTAATAATTTATCAGGGTCTTTTGCATCAAAGTCTTCGTTTAACTTAACAAAGTCTTTTATGCCTCTACCTGTTTCTTTTTTATATTTATAATAAGCGGCTACGTCTTCAGGTAGCTCACTATTTTCTTCTCTTGCTTGAGTTAGGTCGTCAAGAGAATTAATCTCATTTCCGTACCTGTTTCTCATAAAAGAAAGAACCTCCTCTTCTTTTAATCCACTATCAACAGACTCTGACTCAATAGGCTGTTTTTCAACAGATTCTATATCATTAGGTTGTGTGTCGTCAAGTTTCTGTTCGTGTTTATTAAGTAATTCTCCTTCAACTTGTTGTACCGACTTCTCTTCAGCGTCAGAAACAATTTTTACATTTGTGTATTCCATATTTAATTTAATTTATAATTTATCTTGGATTGAATTCTGCTAAATCAAATCCATCTAAACTATCCTCGTTTGATTCAAAATTCATTGGAGGTAAGTTATTTTTTCTTTGATTTATCATTTCACTTTGCTCTGTATTTTGCTGACTAATCCTACTAGCCTTAGCATCTTCTCGTTGGTCTTCTCTAGCTGATATACTTTCCATTTCCATAGTTCTCAACTGCATATTTAAATTAAACTCCTTATCCATAAGCACACCTTTTAATTCAGCCTCTTTTTGAAGTTTCATTATTTGACCTTGTATGAGACTTTCATTTATTTGCATTTTAGCTTGAGACTCCATTTGAATACCTTGAGCTTCAATTTGAGCTTGAGCCTGTTGCTGTTGCATTGCTTGTTGAGCCTGCATTGCCTGTTGCTCTGCTACTAATCTATCTTCACGCTCTTGCTTTGATTTTCTTTTTAATTTTAAAAGTTGGTTTGCAGTCTTAATGTTTCTAAGCTCTCTTATGTCAATAGCATCCTCTAGGTCTATTCCCCCCTTAGATAGAGCCACTTGAATATTTTGCTCTAACTGAGCTTTTTGTTCTTCATCAGGTGCAACCTCTATAAATATACCAAAGTCATAAATATATAGGTCAGATATCTCTCCTAAGATACTTACATTATATTTTCCAATTTGGTTTATAAACTCATCCTTAAAATCAGCATACTCTAAAATATCTGATATCCTATAAGTTAATGCCTGAGCAAATGCTCTGTACATATATAAACTTCCTTCAAGTATATGTCTTGTAGCTGTGTTTGAATTTAATGCCGCTAACTTCTGAACACCAACCAAAGCATTAGGGTCAGGAGAACTTCCGTCTCTAGCTTCATTTAAGCCTGTTACAGAGCGAATCATCCCTAAGTAATGATTATAGTTACCTATAAGCATTTGTGTCTTAGAAGCTCCCGAACTGCTTGTAAGTTGTGTAATAGGTACTTTACCTTGATTGTAGTCGCCATCTTGAGTGTAGCTCCTACCAACAACACTACCTGTTTGGAAGTATAATCGTAAAGCATCTGCAGGATTATAAGCATTACCTGTACCCAAGTCTACTTCATTTAATCCATCGGCATCAATAAACACACCATCAGGAACAACCTTAGATATAACCTGCTGAAGTTTTAAATGAGTAATCTGAATAAGGTCAGCGAATGGTATCATTCGTCTAACCAAAGATTCAATAACACCCTTGTACATACGAGGTGCTACCGCTACATAATTTGGTATAGCGTGCTGAGATGCTGACTTAGGTCTAACCATATTTTCAGCCATCTCCCACTTCAATAATATGTTTGTACCCATAACCATTATACCCTCATACCATACATCAATTGTTTTAGATACCTTTTCAAAGTTTCCTTCGTTAAGCATATCTTCGGGTGGATTAAATGTGTCATCCTTTTGAACCATTTTTATTGCACCGGAATCATTTATCTTTTTCTTATAAGTAAACGTGTTTGTTGTTTTGTAGTTGAAGTACATTAAAGTACAAGTGTCTCTATAAAATATATCATTATCGTAATACTGTGCTGTATTGTAATAATCCATCCACCCCTGTGAGCTTTTAGAAATTATTTCTAAATCCTCATTAGTCAAAGATTGGTCAATTTTCATTAAATCTGTAATAGGAACTGTCTTAACCTCTCCCCAATAAAAACAATCTTTAAAGTGTGGGTCTTCAGTATAACTGTATACTACATTTGCAGGGTCTACATAACTAATCTTAACTCCTGAACCGGGAAGAAACTCGTGCTTACCTACAGAGATACCTATAACTGTTTGGTCATAGTCAAATCTTTTTCTAGTGTCTACATAATGATTGTCTTCAAAAATAGTATTAACAGCTTGCTCTTCCGCAATCTCAATTGCAGGCTTGTAATTTAACTGCATATACAAAGCCAACTCCTCATCTGATTCAGGTAATTCTTCAGGCGAAGTAACAAAAGGATTTGCTCCTGTTTTTTTTTGAATTGTTTCTAGAATAGGTTTAGCAACCATCTGTCCTTCAATAAGGTCTTGATACTTGCTTCGTTTTTGCTGAGACATTGCGTCCTGTGCAAAGGCTTTAACTTTAAATAATCTGTCAGACATCCCATTAACTACGATATCTACGAATTTAGGAAGTATAGGAACAGGTGTCCAATCTAGGTTAAGATAACTTAAGTCCCCATCTATTGCTAATTCGTTTTTATATTTACCAACAGGTTGCTCCCCCCTTGCGTAAAGTCTAAGCCTATGGAAAGTTCTCCATTGGTCATAGAATCTACATTGAGTCCCGTCTTTCTTAAACCATTCGTACTGAATAGCCTGACCGACTTGTAAGCCAAACACATCAGTCTTCTTCTCAGAATCAGATACAAATTGACTTGGAAAACCTGTCGATGTTATGTTTACATTAACATCTCTCATTGAATATATTCGCTTATTGTTCCCTTGTTATTATATCTCGCAAAGTTAATGATTATTTTCGACTCTTTTTTAGTAGGTTGATATAGGTGTTTTTGACAGGCCATTATTGCCAATCCTGAAGATATACTAGCATCAAAATTAGTTCTATTACTAATATCAAACCTAGACCAATCATTAAGAGTTCTAATAAAAGGCATTGAGCCAATGTCATCTTCATCTCTATTACCAACCTCAGAACCAAAGCCTATATATTTTTCAATGTAAGACTCAATTGCGGATGCGTGTGCCTGCTTTATATCTTCACTTGAGTTAGGTATTCCTCCTAATTCTTTTTCTGTTTTAGAAAGTTTATTAAACACCTTATCAGGTCTATTCATACTATATCCCCTATAACCTCTATTCTTAAAGTGATACAAAAGTCTTGGTTTATTATTCTCACAAAGTATAGGCATACCATAAAAAACACAAGCCATTAAAACATCCTCGAAGAATATCTCTGCTGTTTGAGGTCTTGATATATACTCTAAAAAAAATTCATTACTAGGTGCGTCTTCCATACTAAACTTAGTAAGTCCGTGTAATGCTCCATTAGAACCACCCCCTCCAACTACTCCTGAAATGTCATAACTATCACAACCAAAAGCACCAATATGCTCGTTACCGGGCCACTTCTTTCCATTCCTAGTTTCTATTCTGTTTTGCAAAGTTCCACTAGGAGTCCAACTTACAAGAAATCTACCGTTCTTATTAGGACTCCAAACAACCTTAGTATCTTTTACACCATCTTTCCAAGAAAATGAGCCACGAGTAACGTGATGCTCTGTTATTAAACTATCATTATAATCAATTTGTTGGTATATCTTTGTTAGATTAAACAATGACTGCTTACTTTCATCTCTAAAAGCGTGAGATTCTGTTCTAGGAAACTGTCTATAAAATTCATTCAATGCATCGGCATCGTCTTTTAAAGAGTCTACTTCTGCCTGCCAATAGTCAATTGCTCCTTGAGTAATCATCTCATTGTCAATACCTAATACAGGTTTATCAGGATTATATAATACAGGAAACCCAAACCTATCAATGAATCCTTCCATATTCCATTCCATTGGAATAAAAAGCGAATACATACCGCTTTTGGTTTGACCGTTTCTGTTACGGCTATTAATATCTGAGTCCTCATATAACTTCTTAAAGTTGCCACCACCCTTGCTTAATGCATTTGAGGTTGAACCCATCATACACTTACCTATAATCTTGCTACCCAAACGTAAACAAGTTTTTGTAACTCGCCAATTGTTTAATATATTATTAGGCTTAACCCACTTACCACTCTCATCGTGTACTAATAATAATAGTTTTTCACCATCATAAGAGTTGTCATCCGTATTCTTCCAATCGATTGTTGTGTCAAGACCTTCCATATCATCATTAAGAACCGTAAACATATTTTTCTTTGTAATCTTTGATGCAGGTATTCTAAACGCCAACTCAGTCTTTGGCTTATCCATACCATCCATAATAGGTTTAAAGAAAAAAGGAAGCCTACTATTTATAGGGACAACCTTGTCTGTAAACATTTTCTTAGAGTCACTACCTGTCTTAGATAGTATACCAACCCTTGAGTCTCTTGCTAAAGTACCTACATTTATACACTCAGAAGACCCCATAAAAGAAAACCCTGAACGCCTTATCTTTAAATAATCCATTCCAAAACTTCTTTTGTCAGCCCTACAAGCTTCCCAATAAATCCAAAAAATTCTATTTGCTTCCCTAAAGTCAGGATAACCTACATCTATTGATGTCCATTGTAGATACATATAATGAGAGCCTGTTATATAAGAAGATGTGCCATTATTTTTAAAAAACATCCCACTCTCCCTGTAATCAAACTCCTGCTCAATGTAGTCAACGTGCCTGTCTTTAAAGTCTGATGGTAACTCATTCCATTGGAATATAGATTTAATTTTAGACAGCTCTTTAGGTAACTCCTGCCTTTCCCAATACTGCTCCTCTTTTTTCTTAGACCTTGACCAACAAGACTTTGGAGAAGCCGGAAGTCCAATTACTAGACCACGAATGCTTACTACATCTCCAAGAGTTCCATCCTTTGATATGACAATAAAGTTATACTTTATATTATAGCCATACTCCCACGACTTACCTTTGTTTTTATTGGTAAGCACAGACTTCGGAATAAAGTCTTTTATTACGATATATAAGTTATCCTCTTGACCTTCGTTCTGCAAATCCTTGTTTAGTATCAGTTTTACTTGCCCCTTTTTCAGAAACTTCTATTTCTTTTTGTTCTTCTTCTATTCTTTTTAGAATTTCAAACGCATCAAATATTGCCAACTTTTTAGTAGCAGCTGCATTTTTTAATCTATCCGCAGACAGAGCGTCTTCAGGGTCGTGCTTAATAATCTTCTCTTCAGCTACCTTTATTAATTGCTCCACCGCCTTGTGCCCTGCCTTTATTATCTTTAGCTTTGTTTCTTTTGATGTCATCTTTAATCCTTTTAGATTTTCTTAATTTATGACCAAAGAAATCAAAATCTTCGTCATCCTTTATTTCATCGTATAGAATATCTTGCCAATCTTTTCTCATAATATTACAGTTATTTGATGGTCATACATACGGTATAACTTTTCGCCATCAACCTCAAACTCATATTCGCTGTCAGGCTGAAAGCAAACCTTATCACCTTTATTAACACCTTTACTAATCAAGTATTTATTAGGATACTTAACTAATCCAACTAGGGGTTCTTCTTTTGTGTTCTTATAAAGATACGAATCTTCTTTTGGTATAGGTTTAATAAAACAATACCTATCATATGTATTCCATTTTTTTCCATCGTTATATAAAAAAAATTGGTCAGGCTCTATAAAAAACAAGTTGTCCTTAAAAAAACTTCTACCGCTTTTTCTAGCACCCTTAATGTCGTTGTAAAATTTAAATACGTTGTGGTGTACAAGAAGCTTATAACCTTTTTTTATTGGGCCGTCATACCCTAGTGGGACTTCCATAACTATAGCCTCTCGATTAGAGAACTTATGGTCTTCTTCGGATGTGCTTGTTATAAACTCAATCCCACCAATATCTTTGGTGTTATTGTATCGTCTACCTTTAGAAGGAGTAACTATAAAAAAAAACGGTGATTTCATTATTTAATTTGATTCTAAAAATTCACATTGAACTCTATAGACACAGGCATATTTACAAACCTTTTCCATAAAATAACTTCGTGTTTATCTTTTGATTTAATCCAAATCTCAAAAGAATCCGATGATTCATTATATTTTATAAGATGAATAACTGATGTGCTACCTAAAACTTCTTGACCTGCTATATAATGCATTGCTCCTGACTTGTAATCAGGGCCAACGGCTATTTTTCTTATATCCATTTATTATGATATTTCTTGGATTACCCTCCAATTTGAACCATCAGACCAAACTAATATACCACTATATGTTTTATTTAGTATTACAGAAGATGCTCCATTTATAGTCTGTCCAAATACAGGAGTTAATAAAATTCTCATAGTAGTGTTTATAAAAGTTCCGTCAGTAATTACTCTAATACTTCTGTAAGAATCTGTTGTTGCAGATGGCAATGTAAGAGTGTAGTCACCATTACCTCCTGACCAAGTACCTGAATACATATTTACTGTAGCCCCTGTTGAAAGTGCCGTAGGAATAGACGAACTACCTCCTGATGATGCACTTACAACTGTAGGTGCTCCTGTGTTATATGAATTTAAATAAGGTATATTTAAGTTAGCTCCTATAAGACTAGCAGCACCTGAGCCACCTGTTGTTACAGTAACCTGTCTTTGATACTGAGGAACGTTTAATACGTTTCCTGTAAGGGTAGCCAAACCGGTTGTACCTAATGTTGTTAAGCTAATAGACTCGTAAGGTATGTTTAGATTAGCTCCTACTAAACTAGCCGCACCCGAACCACCTGTTGTCACAGTTACCGCTCTTTGGTATGCAGGAACGTTTAATACATTTCCTGTAAATGTAGCCAAACCGCTGTTGCCTAATGTTGTTATAGATATAGTTTCAAGAGGTATGTTTAAGTTAGCACCTATAAGACTAGCCGCACCTGAGCCATTTGTTGTTACAGTAATAGCCCTCTGATACTGAGGAACGTTTAATACGTTTCCTGTAAATGTAGCCAAACCGCTATTGCCTAATGTCGTTAGAGATATAGACTCGTAAGGTATGTTTAAGTTAGCACCTATAAGACTAGCCGCACCCGAACCACTTGTTGTTACAGTAATAGCCCTCTGATACTGAGGAACGTTTAATACTCCTGCTACTAATGTAGAAGACCCACTATTGCCTAATGTAGTTAGACTTGAAAATTGTCCTGCTCCATAGTTAGGAATATTTAATACTCCTGCTGTTAAGTCAGCATCTCCTGAAGTTCCATTTGTGGTTAAGCTACTTATGCTTCCTGCATTACTTCCATCAATAGATATAACACTACCTGTCTCAGTAACCGTAATACCACCTAAACCATTTATAGTAACAACTCCCGTTAAAGTGTTTAGCGACTGAACACTAAGACTTCCTCCGGGAATTAATGCTATAATATCTTTAAGCAAATAGTTTTTAGTCACATCCAAGTTGTCCGCATCCGAGCCTATTAAAATATCATTAAGAGTTGGTTGTGATGTAGGGTATGTGCTAATTTTTGCCATTATATTATACTTTTGTTAGTTCTTCTTTTTCTTCAGCCTTAGAAATTACTCCTGTCTCAATATTTATTACAGAATCTGCTCCGTATTTTTTTATTAAAGACTGCTCTTGTTTACCGTAAGAAACTTTAAGTTCTTCTACTTGTTTTATCAAAGTAGCTTGAGATATTACTGTATCTCCAAGTTTAATTTTTGCTTGATTAAACTCGTTTACTAATCCTTGAATTGTTTCTAATTCTTTTTTTGTTAATTTTTTTGACATTTTATTTAATTTAAATTATTAATATTTTACAAAGATATGAAAAATATAACTACTAATAATAATTTTTACCACTAGTTTGGTGGTGGTATAGGTTGACCTATTATTAAAGATAAAGAAGTTGGGTTAACCTGTTCCTCTATCGTATTAAAAATACCTAGTTCCAACGCAGCTACCGCTTCCGTACCCATTGCAGTTATAACCCAATTAGTAACTATCTCGTTAGTTAAATCCTCAAAAGGAATAAACTCAGTTATAGTTGAGGTATCTAAAATTTGTGTCCCAACCGTTGAGGCTTGATAAGGTTGGCCATTAGGCATAATATCCTCGTTACTAGCCCCTAAAATACTCCAATGTACCTTGTAAACCACATCAGGGTTTTCATTTTCAATAGGGTAAGCGTCTACCCTTGTGCAATTCCATAAATAACTTACTGTCATAATTTTTGTTTTTAATCTTTAAATATATCAACCCAAACATCATCTCCTA